ATCCTTGTTCAGTTTTACGAAGTCGTTGAAACCTCTTCCCGTATCCTTCTTGTACTTCAGATACGCAGCAACATCTTCAGGTAGCTCCTCGGCCTCCTCGCGCTCGGCAAAGAGTTGGTCTACAGAATCAATCTGCTTGTCGTATCTGTTTTTGATATATGAAAGAACGTCGTCGTCAGAAAGCTCTGACTTAGATTCCTGAGCCGGAGCTTCCTCCTGCACAGGTGCTTCTTCTTGTGCAGGCGACTCAGCCGTCTCCGACTTCACCTCCTGCACCTCTGTGGCATTTACTTCTTGCTCGTGCTTGTCAAGAAGTGCCTGCTCGATTTCTTGTTGTGACTTTTCTGCGCCTGTCACCTCGCGAACTTTGAGTTCCATAGATTAGATTTTTACAAAAGTAATGACAATAAATTAGACTTATCTTGGCGAGAACTCAGCAAGGTCAAAGCCATCGAGACTGTCTTCGTTAGACTCGAAGTTCTGAGGCGGGAGGTTGTTCTTGCGTTGGTTAATCAGCTTACTCTGTTCAGTGTTTTGCTGACTAATCCTTTCAGCCTTAGCCTTCTCGCGCTGCGTTTCTCTGCTCTGAAGTGCGTCCTCAGAAATGTTTCTGAGTGACATATTGTATTGGAACTCCTGCTCCATGAGCATCTTCTTGAGTTCCGCCTCGTTCTTCATCTTCTCAATCTCAAACGAAATCTCAGCCTGCTTAATCTGCATCTTCGATTGCGTCTCGGCCTGCAACTTCTGCATAGCAGCCTGCGCAGCAAACTGTTGAGACTTCATCTGTCTCTCAGTTTCCATAGCCTTGCCCTGCAACATCTGCTGCTCCTCACGGTCTTGCTTCTGCTTACGCTTCAGCTTCAACAGTTGATTGGCGAGCTTGATGTTCTTCATCTCGCGGATGTCGATGGCATCTTCGAGGTAGATATCACCCTTCGACAAAGCCATCTGAATGTTCTGCTCCAACTGAGCCTTTTGCTCTTCGTCCGGAGAGACCTCGATAAACACACCGAAGTCGTAGATGTACAGGTCAGAAATCTGATTGAGGATGCTGACGTTGTACTTTCCGATTTGGTTTACAAACTCCTCGGTAAAGTCAGAATACTCCAAGATGTCTGAGATGCGGTACGACAATCCCTCCGCAAGGGTCTTAAACAGATAGAGGCTGCCATCGAGGATGTGCCTTGTAGCTGTATTGGAGTTGAGTGCCGCCAACTTCTGTACACCAACCAAAGAATTGGGGTCGGGCGTGCTTCCGTCACGAGCTTCATTGAGTCCCGTGACAGCACGAATCATATCGAGATAGTGATTGTAGTTGGCAATCAACATCTGCGTCTTCGACGCGCCTGAGTTGGAGGTGAGCTGCTGAATAGGGACGCGAGCGTTGTTAAACTCTCCGTCCTGCGTATAGCTCCTGCCAATAACAGAACCCGTTTGGAAGTACAGACGCAAAGCGTCTTCAGGGTTGTATGCGTTACCTGTCCCAAGGTCAACCTCGTTCAGGCCATCAGCATCAATGTATACACCGTCAGGAACTGTACGAGCAATAACCTGCTGCAGCTTGAGGTGCGTCATCTGAATGAGGTCAGCAAAAGGAATCATCCTTCTCACCAACGACTCAATGACACCTTTATACATACGAGGTGCTACAGCTACATAGTTAGGGATGGCGTGCTGACTAGCGGACTTAGGTCTCACCATGTTCTTAGCCATCTCCCACTTGAGAACCATATTTGTTCCCATCACCATGACACCGTCATACCACACGTCAATCTTCTTGGAGACCTTTTCGAAGTTTCCTTCCTCCATCATATCAGATGGCGGGTTGAAGGAGTCATCCTTCTCAATCATCTTGACGTTGCCGTTCTCAGAAGTCTTCTTTTTGTAGACGATTTCGTTGGTGGACTTGTAATTGAAGTACAACAGCGTAACCGTGTCGCGATAGAAGATGTCGTTGTCGTAATACTGCGCTACGTTGAAGTAGTCGTACCACTGCTGACTATACTTGGTAATCTTCTCAAGGTCTTCGTTAGTCAGCGTAGGGTCAATCTTCAGAAGCTCATTGACATTAACCGTCTTGACCTCGCCCCAATAGAAACAATCCTTGAAGTGCGGGTCTTCAGTGTAGCTGTACACCACATTGGCCGGGTCAACATAAGACACCTGTACACCGCTTCCCTTGAGGAACTCGTGCTTCGCCACTGCGATACCGCATACAGTAAGGTCGTAGTCAAACCTCTTACGAAGGTCACCGTAGTGGTTCTCTTCAAAGATGGTGTTGATGGCTTCCTCCTCTGCAATCTCGATAGCAGGCTTGTAGTTAAGCTGCATATAGAGTGACAGTTCCTCGTCGCTTTCAGGAAGCTCTTCAGGCTCTGTAACAAAGGGGTTGGCTCCTGTAGCTGCCTGAATCTTTTCCAACACAGGCTTGGCAATCATCTGACCTTCGATAAGGTCTTGATACTTGCTGCGCTTAGATTGAGACAGCGCATCTTGAGCGTATGCCTTGACAGAGAAAAGCCTGTCCGACATACCGTTCACGACGATGTCTACGAACTTGGGAAGAATAGGTACAGGTGTCCAATCAAGGTTGATGTATGATAGGTCACCATCAATGGCTAGTTCCTGCTTGTACTTCGCAATGGACTGCTCACCCCTTGCGTAAAGACGCAATCGGTGCAGTGCCCTCCATTGGTCGTAGAATCTGCATTGGCTTCCGTCCTTCTTGAACCATTCATATTGAATGGCCTGACCAACCTGCAGACCAAACTCAAAAGAGTCCTTTTCAGCGTCGGACACGAATTGACTCGGAAAACCTGCAGATGAAATGTTTATCTTAACATCCTTCATCGAATCAGTTCACTGTAAGCCCCCTTGTTATTATACCTTGCAAAGGTAAGGCTTAATTTATTTGTCTTCTTTTCGGGCTGATACAGGTGCTTTTGGCAAGCCATGATAGCCAATCCCGAACTAATACTTGCGTCAAATTTGGTTCTATTGGTAATATCGAACTTCGCCCAATCTTCGAGTGTGCGAGTGAAAAGCATAGAACCCATCTCGTCTGCATCCCTAAACGAACCGTCCATATCTATTCCCACATACTTTTCGATGTAGGATTCAATGGCTGAAGCGTGCGCCTGCTTCACATCCTCTGATGAGTTAGGGATTCCACCAAGCTCTCTCTCTGTTTTAGATAGCTTGTTGTATGTTTTGTCAGGTCGATTCATGCAGAATCCTCGATATCCACGATTCTTGAAGTGATAGAGTAGGCGGGGCTTGTTGTTCTCCACAAGGATAGGCATGCCGTAAAAAACACAAGCCATGAGTACATCCTCAAAGAACAGCTCTGCCGTCTGCGGTCGGGCGATGTACTCCAAGAAAAACTCATTGCTCGGAGCGTCGTCCATATTAAACTTCGTAAGTCCGTGCAGCGCACCGTTTGAGCCGCCTCCACCGACTACGCCTGAGATATCGTAAGAGTCACAACCAAATGCACCGAGGTGGTCGTTGGCCGGATACTTGATACCGTTGCGCTCCGACACTCTATTCTGCATCTGCTTCTTAGGAACCCACGACACCTTGAAGCGTCCTGAGTTGTCAGGATAGAATATGACCTTGCTGTCCTTGATGCCGTCCTGCCATCTGAAGCTACCCCGTGTAACGTGCTGATTGATAATCAGGCTATCGTTGTAATCTATCTGCTGATAGATGCGGGTTAGGTTAAAGATGGACTGCTTGCTTTCATCCCTGAAAGCGTGCGACTCTGTACGGGGAAACTGCCTGTAGTATTCGTTCAGGGCATCTGCGTCCGATTTAAGGGACTCTACTTCAGCCTCCCAATAGTCTATCGCACCCTGATGGATATCTTCTCCGTCGATGCCCTCTATGGCCTTTTCAGGGGTTTTGAAGACAGGCATACCGTAGCGGTCGATAAAGCCTTCCATGTTCCATTCCATAGGAATAAACAAGGAGTACATCCCGCTCTTGGTCTGTCCGTTCTTGTTTCTCTTGAGCACGTCAGAGTCTCGGTACAAATCCTTGAAGTTTCCCCCACCCTTGGACAAGGCGTTGGAGGTTGACCCCATCATGCACTTGCCGATAATCTTACTACCCAAACGCAAGCACGTCTTGGTGACGCGCCAATTGTTTAGGATGCTATTCGGCTTGAGCCACTTACCGCTCTCATCATGTACAAGGAGCAAGAGCTTCTCACCATCGTAAGAGTTGTCGTCAGTGTTCTTCCAATCAATCGTGGTGTCGAGACCTTGAATCTCATCGTCGTCCACGTCGAACATATTCTTCTTGGTAATCTTAGACGCAGGCACACGGTACGCAAGCTCTGTCTTGGGCTTGTCCATCCCGTCCATGATGGGCTTGAAGAAGAACGGAAGTCGGCTGTTGATGGGCACAACCTTGTCGGTAAACATCTTCTTGGCATCAGTACCTGTCTTCGATAGGATGCCGACGCGGGAGTCTTTGGCAAGCGTGGCGGTGTTTACACACTCTGACGACGACATAAACGAAAAACCTGAACGACGAATCTTCAGGTACACCATACCAAAGCTCCTTCGGTCAGCCTTGCACGCCTCCCAAAAGATGTAGAGCAAGCGGTTGGCCTCACGGAAGTCGGGGTAGCCTACGTCAATGCTTGTCCATTGCAAGTACATGTAGTGTGCCCCCGTGAGATAGGTTGGCTTGCCATCGTTCATGAACCAATAGCCATCGTCCCTCCTGTCGAACTCCCGCTCGATATAGTCAACGTACCTCGACTTGAAGTCCGAGGTCATCTCGTTCCATTGGAAGATGGATTGGATTTTATTCAGGTGAGCAGGGATTTCTTCTCTCTCCCAATACTGCTCACTTCTCTTAGCGTGTCTTTGAGGACACGCCTTGGGAGGCTTGGGCAGGCCAATCTTTAGGTTCTGAATCTCGTATACCTCACCGAGAGTTCCGTCCTTAGATATGATTACAAGGTCATACTTGGGGTCATAGCCGTACTTCCAAGTCTTTGCTTTGTTCTTAGTAGAAAGCACATGCTTGGGGATGTAGTCATGTATGACACGATGCAAGTTGTTATTTAGACCTTCGTTCTGCAAATCCTTGCTTTGTATCTACCTTCTTGGTAGAGCCTGTTTCCAATGTCTCGATAGCTTCTCTCTCGGCCTCGATTCTATTTAGGATTTCGAATGCATCCATGATGCACAGTTTCTTTGTAGCTGCCGCGTTCTTGAGCCTGTCAGCCGACAGGTCGTCCTCCGGGTCGTGCTTGATGATTTGCTCCTTGGCAACTTTGATAAGCTGTTCCACGGCACGATGACCTGCTTCAATAATCTTGAGCTTTACATCCTTAGTGTTCATGGCGCATGGTTATCTGATGGTCGTATACCCTGTACATGGTCTCACCGTCTACGTCAAACTCGTACTCGCTGTCGGGCGTAAACGAAACGATGGTTCCTGTGTGAACTCCCTTGCTTACAAGATAGTCATTTGGATATTCCATACGTCCCATGAGTGGTTCGTGCGTAGGCTTCTCGATAAAGCACTCCTCAGCGGGGATGGGAGAAACGAAGCAGTACCTGTCGTGAGCGTGCCACTTGTTGCCGTCGTGGTACATAAAGAACTGCTCGGTATCAACGAAGAACAGGTCTTCCTTGAAGAAGCTACGCCCGCTCTTACGACGACCTTTCATGTCGTTGTAGAACTTGAATACGTTGTGGTGGACAAGCAAGGTGTATCCCGCCTTGATTGGCCCGTCATAACCCAATGGCACTGAGACTACAATAGCCTTACGGTTTGAAAACTTTGCCTCCTCCTCTGATGTGTTGGTAGTAAACTCTACCCCCTCCCAATCTACCGTGTTGTTGTATCTCGTGCCCTTATGCGGTTTGACGATGAAGTTGAATGGGGATTGCATTAAAAGTTGATGTTGTACTCCACACTAACAGGTACAGTTGGTGTGAAAGACTTCCACAGCATTACTTCGTCATCACGCTCAATCCAAATGCGGTACTCTTCGTCCACGCATTGAATTAGGTGAATGCAGTATTCTCCGTTTAGAACCTTTTGCCCTACGAGGTAATGCATAGCACCCGACTTGTAGTCGGGGCCGATGGAAATCTTTCGGATATCCATATCCTCTTACGGTAGGTTCCGCATTATGATTCCCGTAGTGGTCTGTTGGAACAAAGCACCTACAGCTAATCCCGCTGCAGTTGCAGCCGCTTGGTCAGCATATTCAGGGAAATCCACTACAAAAGGCAGTTGCGCCAAAGCAGCAATGGAACCCGCTGTGAAGTTCTTGGTTGCATTGGTGGGAGTACCCACCACGTCAGTGCCAATGACTGTGTCTGAAACTGTAGGAGTAACCGTGGCGTATGTGCTAATCTTAGACATCTTCTTTTTCTTCTGAGTTTCTTGTAATCTCGCCCGTCTGAACGTTTACGATAGCGTCCTTACCGTACTTCTCCATGAGTACATTCTCATAGTCGTTGTAGTCCGACTTGAGCTTGTCCACCTTTCCAAGCAACGCAGTCTTCGCGAGTTCAGCATCACCAATTTTCATCTTGAGGGTGTTGAACTCAGCAACAAAGGTCTGAACCGTATTCAGTTCTTCAGCAGTAAGGTTTTCCATTGTAATAGAATTAGATTTTGTACAAAGATACTCTTTTTGTCTTAGTCCTTTTTCGCTGAACCGCCAAAGAAAAAGTCAACGACGGTGTTCACCTTGGCACTCATAGCACCAAAAATGGTAGAGATGAAACTAATCTCGAACTCACCGAGGTCGATGTCTTCCTCCACGAAGTATTTGAACATGACAAAGCTCAACGCGAAGTATGCAATGGTGAACACTGTAGCCAATACTTTCTGTATGGTACTATCAGATGAGTATAGCAGACGCGCACTCTTCCTGTCCTCAACCTCAAGATTGTATAGCTCAACCAACTGAGCGTGAGCCTGCGCCTTATCCTCAGGCGTGAGCTTCGACTCGTCAATCATTTTGCTTACAGCACCCAACAGCCCCGCGTCGGGAAGTAGCTCTCCGGCTACATTCAAAATGTCAGGGGCTTTGTCGGCCAAGAACTTGCCGACCTTCGTTTCTCTAAACTTCTTCTTCATCGTAATAAGAGCTTATCCATGCATACTCTTCGGCAGCATCAAAACTTGGACAAGCCTTATTTGAGAAGTCTCGATGACCGTAGACAACAGCGTCGCAGTACACAGCCTTTAGCTCCAACAAGAGTGCAGCAAGGGAGGCTTTCTGCTCAGGAGTACGGGTATCCTTTGACGTTTTCCCATCCTCTTCTACTCCACCGACATAGCATACCCCGATGCTGTTCATGTTTTCTCCTAGGGTATGCGCACCGGGACGGTCTTCGGGTCTGCCGGGGACAATTGTTCCATCGAGATAAATCACGTAGTGGTAGCCTATGTCTGACCAATTTCGAGGGGACGAAGTGTGCCATCCCCTGATGGTTTCCATGTCTATGTGCTGACCCTCGCGTGTTGCTGAACAATGAACAATTATCTTATCTATGTCTCTCACGAATCAATTTGCTTACGAGCAAGGAGCAGCTTGATTTCTTGGATGTCTGCGCTTAATTCTTTTAGCAACTTTGTCACCTCACTCTTGCTCTGCTCAAGGGTGTATACTCGGTTCTTTAGCTTTGCCACCTCGTTGTTCATTCTGATGTACACACCGATAAGTCCTGCAAGCAGCAGCACCCCCTCGTACAAGCTAATCATCTCACTACTCATCTTCCAACATATCAGAGGGTAGAGGGTAAATCTCAAACTCCG